GCAAAAGGTCTATCTTGCTTAAATCTCTTGCGTTTTTTAAAACTTTAAATAAATCATATTCGGTCATAGTCACTCATTTCATTTGCGTTGTAGTCAGCTATCGCTTCAAGTGCTAGCGTGCGGTAATAAGTGTCTTTATTTATTAAAAAGGCTACATAGTTAATCACTGCATAACTCAAAGGCTCGTCTATTTGCAAATGCTCTTTTGGATTACTAAAATTTGGTATATCTGGCACGCAAATAAAAGTATCTTCTTTTAAATTTCTATATGGTGTCTCTTCACTACCCGCTCGCCTAATAAGGACGTTAGGTACGCACTTATCACAGCAAAAAAGCATAGCTTCCAAGAATAGTGAGCCAAGCATATCATCAGCAGGGAGCTTAACCCCTGCTGTCGTTTTAAAGCTCAAATGTTTTTTGGCTTCAGCGCAAAGCATTGTTACACCTTTAGGCCAACGCCTATTGCAAATGCATCTGCGTTTCTTACCTCAATACAACTTTCTGTGTAGTATCTCTTTTGGATAGCTGTTTTTGAAGTAGTCACGTCTTTTAGTTCAGTTGGCACGAGTAGTCCATTTTTCATGTAGTCAAAGTCGCCTGCAATGATACAATCGCCTAATCCGTATTTAGGGCTTAAGAAGCGATGAAGTCTAAAATTTACCCTACCAAAGTCAGTGTCTAGGCTAACAACGCTAGAGTTGATATTTTTTTCGTTACCAAATTGGCGAGTAGCTATTTTATTAATAGCTGGCTTTAGATCAGCACCAATGAATACATCTTTTGGAGTTGTGCCTGCGTCCCAAATGTTTTGAAGTAGCTGTGATAGCACGGTTTCAGTTAGTGCTGCTGGAGTGCCTTTCCAATCGCCTGAGCTATCAAATGCTACAACATTGCCGCGTCTGCCAGCAGCAAAGGCACCTGCGCCTTTAGCTAAGAAATAAAACAAGCCTGCCATTTCGCCAGCTGTTGCGTCAGTTCTAACGCTCGGTGCTTTAAACACGCTCTTTTTTACATCAGTATCACGACCAAGACCAAAAAGAGCATACTCCATATCTAGCTTATGCTCTTTTGCTCTTTTAGCTGTTTCGCGCTCTAGCTCTTTGCCACCATAAGTTGCCACTGCTTGCATACTTCTTGAAACGCTAACGTTTGAAGTGAAAATTTGCACTGCGTTTGAAGTCTTTTGCACGCTTGATTTGATCTGATCGTCAAAGTCAGAAATCTCTAGTTGTGCGTTTTTCTTTGGGGCAGCTAAGCTGTCAGTTAGCCAAGAGTGCTCTATGCCTTTAACACTTGAAGTGCCAATAAGTTTAAGTATAGGCGTCTCATCAGCACCTATTAAAATTATATTTTCATATACCGAAGGCTTTAGCCCTTCTCTTTTTGTTGCCGGGGCTTGAAACCCAGTAGTTGTTATTGCCATTTTTGCTCCTTTTATGCAATTTAATGGCAATTTATCATTTGTGGCTGTGCCAAATCTACCCAATTTTGGCAAAGTTAGAATATTTTTTGTTTTTTTGAAAAGAGAGTAAGCCCTAAAAGATAGGGCTTTTTAATTATTATTTGAGTTTTTAGTAGAAATGTAGCTAGTTTTTGCACCTTGACTAATTTTATTTTTAGTTAGTCTATTAACTGCTTTAGCTTTTACTCCGTCGCTTATATCTTTATTTAGTAGCACTTTCTTAACTAAGCCTACCTTGTCGCTACTTGTGTCTATTGCATCAAGTAGATTTTCTACTCCTTTTTGGTTATTTTTCGATATAACATCCATATCGGTATCTACCTTCGTTTTATTGTTATAATCAATAAAATTTCTATCGCTATAATAATCAAAGATTTTTTTACCGTCATTATATTCATCTACAACTACTTTTAATTTTACATCATTTTTTTCTAACGTGTACGCATACCTTATTTTGTTTGGTAACTGCTCAAAACTATCACTGTTTATATCCCCACCCCTTATCACGTCCATAATATTCAAAAGCTCATCATTGTTAAGTCCCCCAGTTTTTTCTACACCAGCGTGTTTTATCATTATTTTTTTTGCCCCAGCATTTCTTGACCCCTGCTCAAAAGAATAAAGATCATTTAGGTCGTGGCCTTGCAACACTATTTTGTCCTTTTTCCCAATAAATACATCATATATATTTTTTTGCTCATTATTTAGTGTGTTAATATTAACTTTTTCTAATTCTTTTATTGCATTATTTATTTTAGTATCTTTTAAGCCCTTTTGCTCTACTATATCTTTGTTGGGGCGGATCATAGAGTGTTGTCTATACGCCCCATTATCCATTTTTATTAGATCACTTTTAGCCTGCTCTTTTTTAGCCATAAAATCATCTATTAAACCCCTTATCTCTTTGCTTTGCGCCTGAGTAAGTAGATCAAATCTATCTTTTATTGGTATAGCTTCGTTTTTCATTATATCGGTTAAAGCGTCAGACGTAGTTTTTGCTTTTAAAAATGCCTCAGCGTATAAATTCTTTTTGCCAGCTTGTTTGCCTATTAGTGGGATATGCTTTGCTAGACGCTCAAAACTTCTTGCTACAAATGCCATGGCTACTTTACCACTAAAGCTTGTGGCTATACTTCCACCTTGGCTCTTTGTCTTTAACCCTGCGTCTATTGCGTCAATTATACCTTTTGTGTTTGGGCGAAATTTTGCATCATCAAATAGTGCTTTTTGTAAAGTTTTTGCTTCATCACTTACAAATTTAGCGTCGCTTAGTTTTTCTGCTACCGCAATAGGATTAAACCCTTTTCTATTCATGCCAAGATCGGTTAATTCATCTTTGATAGTGTTTCTAATGTAAGCTTTTTCTACCTCACTTATTTGTTCTTTACTAAGGCCTTTTGTAGTCTTAGCCCAAACATCGTTATTCTTATTTATTAACTCGCCCATTTTACTAAAGCTAAAATCATCATTTAAAAGATCGTTGTTTTTATTAAAAATTCTAGTATCTTTTAGTGCTTTCATTTGAGCATATTTATCATCTTGTTCTTTTAATAGTGCTCTTAATCTTCCATCATCGCCAAGAGAGCTAAACATACTATCATCTAACACTTCTTTTAAGGCTCTTGCTTGTTGCTCGCCTGTATAATCTGAGTTTCTTATTGCTTTATTGAGGTAACGCCTAACATCAAACGCTTTATTAATATTAAACCCCTCTTGCGCCATTTGGTCTAAGGCTATACGCATTTTATCTCTATCCTCTACTTTTGCGTAATTAGCCACAATGCTGTTTATTGTATCGTCCAACCCCTTTTTATCTATTTGTAGTGGGCTATCTCCTGCAACTCGTTTAAAGGCATCCACTACCTGATTATAATCGCTCTTTGTAGCATTTACGTAACTACCTAAAATTTCACTTACTAGAGCCTTGTCTTGATCATCTAGCTTTCTAAAGCTTTCAGGGTTTATCCTAAAGTTTTTATCAATGCCAGCTGCTTCTAATCTCCTTTGTGCTTGGTCATCAATTATTTTTATAGCTTTATTTCGCACCAAGTCATCACTGCCTATTACATCTGCAATAGTTTTCATTTCGCTAGGATCAGCAAAGGCATTATTTAATGCAATCTCTTGCTCTTTTGTGATTTGTGGGTCAAGTGTGCCTTTGGCTTTATTCTCTATGTATTCGCCAGCCTTTGTGACTTTATCCTTTACCCAAGGGCTACTTGTTCTATTAGCATAATCCTCTGCATAAGCCTTTGCTTTCAACCCTAGAGTATTTATATCGTTTAGCTCTATTTTATTGTTGGCTAAATAAGCCTCTTTTTCAGCCAGCTCTTCAGGCGACAAAACCGCATCTGCTGCTTTAATGTTCCTTGTTATGTCTCCCATTGCTGGTGCGTGATTTGAGCTTGTCACATCTCCTACTAGCGGGGTATTATTTATTGCATTTGTAATTTTTTGTTTTATATCTACGTCTTTTATCTCATTGCCAAGGCTATCTTTTAATGTTTTGCTCTTGTTAATTGCATCGCCTGCTTTATTTATTAGTGCTTTGCCACCTTTAGCTACTGCATAACCTACACCATCGCCTAATACACTAAGTCCTGCGTTTTCTAACATTAAATTTGCAAGTGTTCCGGTATCTACGTTTTGCCCAGTATCATTTGCGTTGCCCACATAATCCCCTGCTGCACCAAGTGCAGAGCCAACTGCCCCACCTGCTATTACTGGTAATAGACTACTTCCGCCAGTTACTGGAGCTAAAAGCGCTCCCCCTACGCCTGTCATAATAGAGCCTTTATTGGCTTTTGTACTATGCCAAAGGTCTTTTAATATTCCTTGGTCTAAATCTACAAGCTCACCAGCTTTGTTTTTAAAAAGGACATTGCCGTCAGCATTGACAAGACTGCCTTTGCCTTGTCTTTTTAGCTCAGCTGATATTTGTTTTAATGCATCAAACCCTTTTTGCTCCACCTCTGCTTTATCGCCAAAAAACTTTTGTGTTAGTGGTACTTGTGCGTCATATTGCGCCCTGATACTATTTATTGCATCCACCATTTCTGCGTTATTATCAGCGTTGGCTTCCCTTATGCGGTTGTCATAGCGATCGTCTGGGTCGCTAAAATAGTTTGTCATAGAGCGCTTTAGCTCATTCGCTTGGGTATTTATCCCTAGCGCCTTTTTATCATTTACAAAGGTATCATAAGTTTTTGGTTGTTCAAATCGCATCGTTTTGTCCTTTTGTTAATATTCGATCACATTTTTAAAATTATTTTTTGTCTCAGTAGCAATTGGTTTTTTATTAAAAAAATTATCTAGCCTTGCATTTACTTTATTAGCCTCATCTATTTCTTTTTGGTATCGCTGTTTTGCATATTGGTTACTTACACTATCCCTTTTTAATTCCAGCTCTTTTATGCCGGCAGGTATTGTTATCCCTTGTAGTTTTTGAGCTTGAGAAAACTTATCGTTATCGGCAATGGCACTATCAAGCTCTACTTTAAATTTCTTGTCAAAATCTTTTCTTTCAGCGTCAGCTCTGCCAACTCTCATGTTTTGAAATCCTAAGTTGTTTAACGTTGCTAAGATAGCTTCGGCTGCTTTCTTATCTGCTCCTCTTCCCATTAGCGCATTTATATTGTCGCCAATTTTATCAAGCCAGCCATCATAGTCATCTAGTTTTTTGTCCTCTGGGATTTGATTTAGTTGTTCCTTTAACACTGCTATTGTTTTTATGATGTTGCTTTGTGCAAGGTTCGCATCTAGTGCTTTTTTCTCTGTTAGGGATTTATTAACTGCTGTAACGGCAGCTTTTGGGTTTGTTTTGAATTGAGCTACCATTGTTTTTACAAGTTTATCTTTATCTATCGTTCCGTCTGGGTTTAGCGCCCCATATTGCCCTGCCAAATAGGCGTTGTCTGAGTTTGCCTCTGCAAGTGCGATTACTTCATCTTCATTTGCTTGCATTTTTATTTTTAGGTCTATATCTTTTTGCTCCTGCGACGCCTGCCTTGCTGCTTGTCTATCTAGTAGCATTTGGTTTTTGTACCATTGGTTAAAGGCTCTGCTTTCATTGTTTGCGTCTATTTGAGCGTTAATTTGTTTTTCTTTTAGCGCAAAATCTCTAGCGTCAGTGTTCATTTTCCACGCCCTATCTTTCTCTTGGTTCTCTATTTGATTTTGCCTCCACGCTTCGTTAGCGTCAAAAAGTTTATTGTTGTAGCTCTCTTGTGCTAAATTTGATCTATTCTCCTCTGCTAATTTCTGCTTAGTGAAGTTGTTTCTTACGCTGTCTTGATAAATATCCCACAATGCTCTACCAGTAGCACCCACTGCGTCTATTGTGTTCGTGTTATAGTTAAAATCTACCTTGTTGGGGTTAAAATATGGCATTTTTGTTCCTTTTTGTGAGGCTTAAATTAATAAGCCTCATCCTCTTGTTGTTTATGAAAGTTTGATGCGTTCCAAGCATTGACTAAATTTTGGTTTGCCTGATTTTCTCTTTGTAGCTGTCTTTGTGAAAGCATCTTGTTAAAGTCGTAAGCATCTTTATTTAGATTAAATGCTTTTTTCGCCATTTTGCTTTGATTATAAGCGCTCCATAACGCACCACCAGTTCCTAAAGCTGTTAGCCAGTTAGGTGTGCCACCTACACCGTTTTTATCTCCACCACTTGAACCGCCAAGCCAGCTAAAAATATTTCCAAGTACGCCATTTTCAGTTCCTACCATTTTATACTCCTTATAGCCCGGCTAATTTCAAAAGCTCTGCGCCATACTCTACGTCGCTCACGTTCTCGCCTTTTTTTGCTCTATCAAACGCCGATAGCTCACTGCTTGCATTTGAGCCACTTAAAATTTCGTCTGGCTTTTCTTTGCTTTTTGCCACATTGATCATTCCCATTGCGACTGCTTTCCAACCCACATAATTTTCGCCAAGTAGATCACTCATGCCGTGAGCTTTTGCAAACTCTGCTAGATCATCAGGGCGTATTGTTGGGTAGTCTTTTTTAAACTCTGCTAGGTTTTTGTCAAAGACTGCTTGTCGCCTTGCCTCCTCTGCTTGTGCTGCCTGAGCTTGTGAGATTTGATCCATTTGGTTTTTCAGCTCGCTTAAATTGCCTAGCCCTAAACTTTCAAGTAGTGCTTGTTTTTCAGGGTCAAGCTGTGGCTGTGCTGGCTCTTGTGTTTGTTCTTTTGCAGCCAAGGCTTCAGCCATTGCTTGCTTAATTGCTTCAATATTTAACTCCTCTTTCTTTTGCTCCTCTGGCGCTGCTACTTGTTCCGCTGGTTGCTCTTGTGGTTCTTGCGCCACTTCGTTTGTTTCAGGCTCTATCTGCTCGTCGCCATTTACAATGTTTACTAATTCGTTTAGTGCTTCTTGCTCTGTCATTTATTACTCCTCTTTGTAATTTTCAAAAAAACTTAAAAGGCTTTCGAGTGTTTTAATATTCTCAATCGCCCTTAACCTTATTTCATCGCTGTTCTTTTCATTTTGGCTAGCGGTCACACTTGCCGCATAAAGCCCTAATAGATATTCTGAAAAATCCCTAAACGCTTGGCATTGCGTCAGCTGGTAAAGCTCCTGCTTCTGCGATAGGCTCTGCCACGCTTGGTAAAATAGCCTGTGGCTTAAGTTGTTTAGCAAGCTCACTCTCCTTTCCGATAAAATTCTCTGGGTCTTTTATGCCATATAGTGGCAATAGCTCTAATAGGATTTTCTCGTTTGCTTCTTTCATTCTATTTGCACCATCGCCGTCCCCAAGTTGTAAGCACATACCGAATTGAGCTGATATAATCCCGCTAGCATCCATTAGACTTTTCTTTTGCACCTCTTTGTTTAATGCGCCTATCCCAGTGTTTAGGTTTATGTTAAAGCTCGGTGCTTCACCACGATTAAACCCTGCAAAAAATAATGGATCGCCATATTTCCAAACTAAAAATGCAAGGCGTTCAAATATAGGCTCAAAAAAGGTCTCATTGTAGGTTCTTATATACCCTTGAAGCCTTACGCTACCCTCATTTGCCATAATTGACGCCATTGTTGCTGTTTCTTGCCTAGTTGTTGGTGCTCCGTTTTGCTGTGGGCTTACTCCGCTTACTTCGCTCATCTCCTGTTCGATCACTTGAAGTGTAGCCATTGAAGCGTTGATGTCGCCAGGCGGTATTATCTTGATGTCTGCTGGGCTATCAGTAAAAATCGCACCACTTGGGCGCTCTAAATCAGCCCTTGATATACTTGCACTTCGGTTAAAAATGATCTTTGGCGTTGCTTGGTTTCTTGTTACGTCCGTAATTGAGTTTCTGATCGCATTTAGCTCATCTTGTAAAGGCAAAAGCGAAGCAAGAGCAGGCTCGCCATAAGCGCAAACAAACATTTTATTGGTATTGCGTTTTGTTTGTGGCAGCATATAGCCAAAAATAAATGGCTGTCCGTCTTTTAGTTCTACTTTATCTCTTAGTAGTTCGCTATTGTAAAGCGTGCTAACGCTCCATTTCTCATCGTTTAGTTCGTATATCTCATTTAGGCAAATTCTCTTATAAGGTCTATTCTCGCTTAGATCAATTTGCTTAAATGTTTTATTTTTGATTAGCTTTTTGATGTCGTTTGTTGTAAGGTAAATTCTGTGCACGATATAGCGGATGTCGTCTGTATTTTTGGCATCAGGATCAAAATAGATGTCGTTTATATCCACTTCCTCTATCTTTGCTTCATCTTTTCCCCAAAACACTTTTACAACCGAGCTTGCCGAGAAAGCAGCTTTTAAAAAGATAGGCGAAAAGATCTTATACAAATTTATCTTGTCGCAATAGAAATTTAGTGCCTCTTGCCACTTGTTGATCACGTCATGTGTTGAGTTTACATAAGGCTCTAGCTTGGCAAATGTGTCATTGTTGAAATATGTTTCGGTTAGGCCGTCATATATCCTTTTTGCTTTTGAATTTAGCTTTGGTGTGTAGTTTTTGCTCTTGCTTCTCTCTTTTAGGCTGTTATACTGCTTGCTTTCTAACACAAGCAAATAAGCGTCATTTAGCTTGTCAAAAAATGGTTTATACTCCGCATATCCGTTGTATGCTGTCTGCACTAACTCCTCGAGGTAGCTTATTCTTTCATCGTTCGTCATTTTCGTGTCCTAATCTGTAAATTGTTCTTGTGCTGACGTTCGCTAGCTCTGCCACTCTTTTTCTACTAAGCCCTTTTTGTTTTAGGGCCGTTGCAAGTTTTACTCTAGCTTGCTTTGTAGGGATAAATTTTGCCCCTTTTAGCCACTCGCAAATCATCACACAAAAACATAGACGCAAGGCCTCATCATCAAGTGTTGCCACTTTTCTAATTAGCTCTACGTCGATACGCTCAAAAATATACTCGATTTGTTTTGCCAAATCTACCCAATTTTGGCACTCTTTCACCAAACGCCTCCGTCATCGTAGTTGATTGTGTTCATTTTTGCTGGCAATGGGTCAAAAAACGTAAGAGCAAGGGCATCCGCCAAGTCAGGGCTAAAGCCAAACTCTTTTTTGATATTCTCTTTTGGTAGTAGCAAATACCGCTCTTTCTTGTCGTAATAAAAACTAATGGTACTAAGCTGTTTTTTTAGTTTGTCATTTGGCACAATGCTAAGCAGCCTAAATTTCTCTTTGAGTGTAAAATACGCTTCCGCTCTCTTGTTGGCGTAAAGCTTCTCGTTTGTTGCCTTGTATGAAAATTTTGCCTCTCTGACTATCCCACGCAAGCCAAAATCCACCAAAGTATCAAACACACCAGCACCCACGCCAACACTATCAATAAAAATAGCGTCTGGCTTCTCTTCGCTTCTCTCATAAATGCCAAAAATCTCTCTTGCTAAGGCGGTAACACTATCAAGCCTAAATGTGTAAAAGTTTGTAACGCCGTAACCTCGCCTAATACAAAGCACGCTTTCGTCATCACCCTCACGTGCCACATCTAACCCCCAAATAATGCTAGTTTTTTCGTTTGGCATCTGAGTGCTAAAGGCATTTTCTATCAAAGCAAGGTTAAATAGCACGTTTGAGGTTGTATCTAAAAACTCGCCGTATATCTCTTGACGCACCACATCGCTATCTATACCACCAAGCTCTGCCACCATTTCATCTATTTGTTCTTTTTGTAGCAGTGGGTTATTAAAGCTTGATATTTGAAAATTTACCCAGTCTTTTTCACCGCTCATTCCACGCTTTGCAAGATCATAAAAGCGGTTCTTGCCTTTTGGCACGCCGCCTATAAACGCTCTTGATTTTGGGTTATCTAGTAGCATTGCCCTTATGGCGTTATCCCAAAGGTAGGCGTCTTTTAAGATAATGCCAGCTTCGTTTAGGATCACTATGTCATAGCCAAAGCCCTCGATATTTTCTGGGCGTTCCGCACTTCTCATATCAAGGTAGCCCTCGCCAATACTTAGCTTTTTATCTTGTGCGTGAAATTTATATAGCTCTTTTGGTAGAGCTTTTAATTCAGGCAAAAAATAGCGTTCATAATATCTTTGTAGGTTTGATGTGATAGTATCTACCCAAAGCACTTTTTTGCCCTCAAGTAACCACTCGATCGTGGCGTTTGCTATCCCCTTGGTAAATCCTACACGCCGACCTTTTTCTATTGTTGTAAAGCGTGCGGTATTTTCAAAAAAGACTTCCTTTTGCCATGGCGTATAGGTTAGGCAAAGCGCAGTTTCACTCATCGCCTTTTAGTTCCTTTCGCTCGATGATTATCTTTTGCTCGCTTTGCACGTTTGCATTATTGATCACCGTATCAGCCTCACGCCCTAGCACAGTCTCTTTGTTTCTAGCCGTGATCCTGCTATGGGCTTCAACGTCTGCTATCCTATCGCTCATCTCTAGCATCTCGTCCGCTTTCTTTTGATTTCTGAGCGCTGCGTTTTGAAAATA